GCGCACTGGAGAAAAAAGGCGTCATCACGATAAAGCGTGGTGTGGCCCGGGGGATCACGCTTCATACCGTGGTGAAGGACGACGACAGCGAGGCGGTCGGGATTATCCGCTCACTGCTTGCCGGTGAGGAAAACGCCAGGCTGCGTGCAGCCCACTGGTTACATGAGAGAGGCCTGAAAGTATGAAGCTGATCCTGCCTTTTCCGCCAAGCGTGAACACGTACTGGCGACACCCCAACAAAGGGGCATTTGCTGGTAAGAGCCTGATAAGCGAGGCGGGGCGAAAATTTCAGAGCGCGGCGTGCGCAGCAATAGTTGAGCAGTTACGTCGTCTGCCGAAACCAACGTCGGCACCTGCTTCAGTGGAGATCGTGTTGTTTCCTCCGGATAACCGGATCCGCGATCTGGACAACTATAACAAGGCTCTGTTTGACGCCCTGACCCACGCGGGTGTGTGGGAAGACGACAGACAGGTGAAAAGAATGCTGGTGGAGTGGGGACCGGTTATCCCGAAAGGGAAGGTCGAGATCACTATCAGTAAGTATGAGAAACCGGCGGGTGCAGCCGCCTGATTAAGAGGAGAAACGAAGTATGAATAATCTGATGGTCATTGATGGTATTGAAGTTCGTCGTGATGTTTATGGGCGTTACAGCCTGAACGATCTACATCGCGCAGCAGTAGCATCTGGTGCAAATGCCAGAACCAAGGAGCCAGGAAAGTTTCTTTCCAGCCAACAAACTGTTGAACTTGTTCATGAATTGACCAACACCCAGAATTTGGGTGTTGACCCGGTGAGTGTGATTCATGGGGGAAATGAACGGGGAACGTATGTCTGCAAAGAACTGGTGTATGCCTATGCAATGTGGATAAGCCCGTCATTCCATCTTAAGGTGATCCGTACTTTCGACATGGTAACCAGCGCACCGGAAAAATTATCCGGACAGGCTGCTGACAAGATGCAGGCTGGTGTGATTCTGCTGGACTTTATGCGTCGGGAGTTAAACCTGTCTAACTCATCTGTGCTTGGTGCCTGTCAGAAACTCCAGGAGGCTGTTGGCTTACCGAATCTGGCACCGCGCTATGCCATTGATGCTCCTGCTGATGCACACGATGGCTCAAGTCGCCCGACACTGTCACTGAGTGCACTGCTGAAACAGTATGGTATACGCCTGACGGCTAATCAGGCATATCACCAGATGGTGAAACTGGGGATCGTCGAGCAGCGCGAACGATACAGCCGTACCGCGATTAACAACATCAAAAAATTCTGGTCGCTGACAGCGAAAGGCTGCATGTTCGGCAAGAACATCACCAGTCCCGCAAATCCGCGCGAGACGCAGCCGCATTTCTTCGAATCCCGATTCCCTGAGCTGTTAAAGCTGCTCGATACCGTTCATTGAGGTGACCGTGAGAGCACTACTGACCCCTGAAATTGCCCCGCGTATGGGGATCGTATTGTTCAGGCCAGGTTCAGAGCTGATGCCCCTGTTTATGCAGGGGCGTGTCCTGCTGGAGCCTGAGCCGGAGCGTTATTCATCTTTCGCCAGTGGTGCCGTTCCGGCGGCATCACAACCGCTGGCGGATGATCCTGCCGTTCGGGCCGTGTTCCGCAATGAGGCAGTGATCCGTCGTGCTGGTGGCGTGGAATGTCTTGAAAGCTGGTTACTTCGTGAAAAAGGCTGCCAGTGGCCTCATTCCGACTGGCACAGCGAGAACATGACCACAATGCGACACGCTCCGGGTGCAATCCGTCTGTGCTGGCACTGCGATAACCAGCTGCGCGATCAGTTCACGGAACGGCTGGAATCAATGGCAACGGATAACTGTGCCCGCTGGGTGTTGTCTGTTGTGCGTCGGGATCTCGGTTTTGATGACAGTCACGTTGTGACAATGCCGGAACTGTGCTGGTGGCTGATTCGTAATGATCTGGCGGATGCCTTACCGGAAAGTGCAGCCCGTAAGGCACTGAGATTACCGAAGCCTGTTGTGCCGTCTGTTACCCGGGAAAGTGACCTTGTGCCTTCGGTTCCTGCCACCAGCATCATCCAGGATAAGGCGAAAAAGGTGCTGGCGCTGAAAGTGGATCCGGAGTCGCCGGAGTCTTTTATGTTACGCCCAAAACGTCGCCGCTGGGTTAATGAAAAGTACACGCGCTGGGTTAAGACACAGCCGTGTGCATGTTGTGGAAAGCCCGCTGATGATCCCCACCACCTGATAGGTCACGGTCAGGGTGGAATGGGAACAAAAGCGCATGACCTTTTTGTGTTGCCTTTGTGCAGAAAGCATCACGACGAGCTGCATGCGGATACCGTGGCATTTGAAGAGAAGTATGGCTCCCAGCTGGAGCTGATATTTCGTTTTATCGATCGTGCGCTGGCAATTGGCGTGCTGGCCTGATTTTGTGGAGAAAGTTGATGCGTGATATTCAAATGGTTCTTGAACGTTGGGGGGCATGGGTGGCAAATAATCACGAGGATGTCACTTGGTCGTCTATTGCTGCAGGATTTAAAGGACTAATCCCTTCAAAAGTAAAATCCCGCCCGCAATGTTGTGACGATGACGCGATGATCATTTGTGGATGCATGGCTCGCCTGAAAAAGAACAACAGCGATTTGCACGATTTATTAGTGGATTATTATGTAGGTGGTATGACGTTTATGGCGCTTGCCCGTAAACATGGGCGTTCTGATTGCTGGGTTGGGCGTTTATTGCAAAAGGCTGAAGGTGTAGTTGATGGCATGTTAATGATGTTAGAAATTGAGCTAGAGATGGATCGTTAGAAGACCTCTTATTGAGGGGGTAATTGAATCAGTTTAATGTGTGGGGAGTCGATTTATTCTCCCCATTTTATTTAATTTACTTAAGGTTTTAATTCATCAAGACGTTGTTGGATAGTGTTTTTGCTTGCGTTGTCTGTTATAGCCATTTGTTGTACTTGCCCCATTGCCATTTGAGTTTCCATCCACATATCGGCCCACACTTTTGTATCGTTATTAACTTGAGCGATAGTAAATTTGACTTTTGATACCGGGGTTGTTGAATAGGCATTGCCGATTAACATTTGTCCAAAAACAGCAGACCCGCCTTCCAGTTCTTTACCACATATAACACTGCTGTTATCCGCGTTGTAAATTATCAACCCTCTACTATTGCAGTAATTCACAAGGGCATCTTTGACTTTATCTTTTGTCGTATTTTGATAAACCCCCTCAGGTTTTCCTGATTGAGTTTTCTTTATCAATGGTACTGAAGAAGTACAACCTGAAATGATAGTTGCGCTAAGTAATAATACAGTCATTTTATTCATGTTTCTTATCCATTGTTAAGGGCATACCCACACAATTATTTTTATTGGAGATGAATAATCAACCGTTTACAATCGTAAAAAATCAAATATGCTGTTAAGAGTGGTTACTTCGCCACACAACTTAAACCCGCCGCTGAGCGGTTTTTTTGTACCTGTAAACCTGGTGCAGTACAGTAAACACGCTGGTGGTCGTGAATACTGACTTTTTATCTTGCTGGCTTTTTAGACAAGAGTTATTGGTATGTCATGTTAACCAGAAGGGAAAAAGACATGCTAAAACAGCAAGATATGACAGAAACCGCCGCAGCAGTCCTTCATTTCTTACCTGCTGACAAGTGGGTAACGCCACGCATGATGACGAGAACTACCGGAGTAAGCGAAGCCCGGTGCCAGTTAATACTGACTCAGTTAGTTCTGGCGGGTCTGGCGAAGGATAACGGCGGGTACGGGAATAAATTCAGACGCTGCCAGTAATGGCGGTTTCCTGCTGTGAAAATGGGCGGCTGGTGGGTGTTGGTAGCACCTGCCAGCCATTCGCTCATGCTTACTGGTCACAAGCGAACCACGGCCCACTGCTTTAGCGCAAAAGCAGAGTGAGCCTACCAGAGTTACGCTTACTGATCCATGAAAAATACTGTAAAAATAAACAGTGTTGATTTAATCAACGCTGATTGCCTGCATTTTATTCAGTCCCTGCCTGATGATTCCATTGACCTGATTGTTACCGATCCGCCGTACTTCAAGGTGAAACCCAACGGCTGGGACAATCAGTGGAAAGGGGACGAAGATTACCTTAAGTGGCTGGACCACTGTCTGGCCCAGTTCTGGCGGGTGTTAAAACCTGCCGGAAGCCTTTACCTGTTCTGTGGGCATCGCCTGGCATCTGATATTGAGATCATGATGCGTGAACGTTTCAACGTGCTTAACCATATCATCTGGGCGAAGCCGTCCGGACGTTGGAATGGGTGTAATAAAGAAAGTCTGCGCGCATATTTTCCTGCCACAGAGCGCGTTCTGTTTGCTGAACATTACCAAGGGCCATATCGCCCGAAAGATGCCGGGTATGAGGCGAAGGGCAGGGCACTGAAACAGCATGTGATGGCCCCGCTGATTTCTTACTTTCGTGATGCGCGTGCTGCTCTGGGGATAACGGCAAAACAGATTGTGGATGCCACAGGAAAGAAAAACATGGTGTCGCACTGGTTCAGTGCCAGTCAGTGGCAGCTACCGAACGAAAGCGATTATCTGAAATTACAGTCGCTGTTTGCCCGGGTGGCAGAAGAGAAACATCAGCGGGGAGAACTGGAAAAGTCCCATTACCAACTGGTCAGCACATACAGTGAGCTGAACCGGCAGTACATGGAACTGCTGAGTGAATATAAAAATTTGCGGCGGTATTTCGGTGTGACGGTGCAGGTGCCGTACACCGATGTGTGGACGCATAAACCGGTGCAGTACTATCCAGGGAAACATCCGTGCGAAAAACCGGCAGAAATGCTGCGGCAGATAATCTGCGCGAGCAGTCGTCCGGGTGACCTGGTGGCGGATTTTTTCATGGGTTCTGGCTCAACCATAAAAGCAGCTATGGCGCTCGGGCGTCGTGCAACTGGTGTTGAACTGGAGGCAGAACGTTTTGCGCAGACCGTTAAGGAGATTAGTCACATCCTTACATGCTCAATTGATGACGGGAAGGATGGATAAAGATATGGTCAGTTCAGGCTGTGAAGCAAGTAGACAGATAAGGCTGCAATAAAAACTGACAATAGTAAAATAGCTTTTTCTCAGGTAGTCATGAATACGATCTCTTAAAGCGCCCGCTGATACCAGCGGGCAATACATACTGGCATTAATGTTAAGTTCAGGGATAATTCATCGTATTTTGTGGTACGACGCTATCAATATTAATAAACAGTATTTTTCATGTAAAATTTCTGTTTTTTTGATCTGATTCTCGTTTCCTAGGTTATGATGTTGTTGTGAACCATGCTGTTGAATGATAATGTTCGGGTATAAAATTGTTGCTGATATGTAGCGCAGTGAGCAGGTGGTATTTCTGTTGCTGAGTGTACGGATACAGTGCTTCCCTCCCTCAGCGGGGGGGGGGGCAGGTGTGCTGTGGTTTTAGAGACACCGGAAACGAGAATGATGCGGGTTTGCTGGTGCCGGGATAGAGTCGCTGGAGGTCATGACATAGAGCAAAAAAGGAATGTGCATGCAAATACACACCTCTTCGGAGAGCTCTTCTTTATATGGATGAGCCTCAAGGTCAATAGTTTATCTGTTATGTATTCATATGTTGTTACTTATATAATCCATACGGGCATATCATCAGTACACACATACTATTATGGCATTTTATTTTTGTTTTAACTGAATTCCCGGGGCACTCTTTTTGATTTCTGATAAGGAACCAGAATTTTCTGTTAAATGGTGTCACGTTGTAAATGGTTAATGGAAGCAGCTTATTATCCATAATCACACCTGAGTTAACAGGTGTGAGAATACTTCCGGGTGGCAGGAACACATCTGACTGATACCAGATTATCAACTTTATTTTACACCATACAGTTGAAAACGTTATTCCGCTTGATGGGCATATCACTGTGTCAATAACTATCCATTCCATCTTTTAACCTTCTCGGTACACATTGCTTTCGATTGTTTTGCTAAAAATCATAGTCAATAAATCAGTGTAACTCATTGAAAAAGATCGTCTTCTTTGTCTTCCTGGGGTTTTCTTTTCTAATTTTGTATCACTTTGGTTCAAGTTGTTTCATTTTTTTGTAATACAAATTAGCAGGATGAGCGGGAATATAAAAAAATCGGATGTTTTTGTAATGGATATTATTTTTTTGTAAAATAATGTATTTTTATTTAAATCTCTATCAGAAAAGAATTTATTGTTCCTTTATATGGTGGAAAAGGTCATGGTATTTAAACACTACGATGTGGTCAGGGCGGCATCGCCGTCAGACCTTGCTGATGCACTTGCGCAAAAAATTCGTGAAGGATGGCAACCATACGGTGGGCCGTTTTCTTCGTATACGGATGATGGCGCAGCACTTATTCAGGCGATTGTCGCAGAAGGTGATGTGAGCACACCTGTTGTGGTGAAGCCGACAGGTGGAGAAGGTGCAGTAATCAGTGCCACCAGCGACCCGGAGTATTACTTTGTTGTGGTTCTGGCAGGGCAGTCAAACGGCATGTCGTATGGTGAAGGTCTTCCGCTGCCGGAGACATATGACCGTCCGGAGCCGCGTATTAAGCAACTGGCGCGTCGCAGTACGGTGACACCGGGTGGTGCAGCATGCAGATATAACGACATCATTCCGGCGGACCATTGTCTGCATGATGTGCAGGACATGAGCCGTCTTAACCATCCGAAAGCGGACCTGTCAAAGGGGCAGTACGGAACCGTGGGGCAGGGGCTGCATATCGCCAAAAAACTGCTGCCGTTTATACCGGCGAATGCGGGCATTCTGCTGGTTCCGTGCTGTCGTGGTGGTTCAGCGTTCACCACCGGAGCCGATGGCACATACAGTGACGCGAGTGGTGCCTCGGAGAATTCAACCCGCTGGGGTGTGGACAAGCCGCTGTATAAGGACCTTATCGGTCGAACAAAAGCAGCACTGAAGAAGAATCCGAAAAATGTGCTGTTTGCCGTGGTGTGGATGCAGGGGGAATTTGATTTTGGCGGTACGCCGGCAAATCACGCAGCACAGTTTGGTGCGCTGGTTGATAAATTCCGTGCAGACCTGGCGGATATGGCAGGTCAGTGCGTCGGTGGCTCTGCTGGCGGTGTTCCCTGGATATGTGGAGATACGACGTATTTCTGGAAGCAGAAGAACGAATCCACGTACCAGACGGTGTACGGCAGCTATAAAAACAAAACGGAAAAGAATATCCATTTCGTACCGTTCATGACCGATGAGAACGGGGTGAATGTGCCGACGAACAAACCGGAAGAAGACCCGGACATTCCGGGTATCGGATATTACGGTTCGAAATGGCGTGACAGCTCAGCCACCTGGACGTCACAGGACAGGG